ATTAGCCATAATAGTTTCCTAGTTAAATTTTATTTTAGAAGCTGTAATTACTTACTGCTTCCACCAAAAGTAACCTTCGATGACATTTTACTTGAAATTGGCATCGATGGGTTCTCTTCACGCATTAGGTCGTTTTCCACAGCTTTCATTTGGTTTTGGGTTTGTTGTTCAAAGAATTCATTTCTTTGATCTGCGATTTCTTTATCAATTTTGCACAGTATCAATCCACCCACTCCTATAATTCCAGCGTGTCGACCATCATCGACTGTAGGCAAGTCATGAAATCCGGGGAGTTCGTCTGGCTTTACTGGAACGAATCCTTCACGAAATCTTTTTGAGACATTCGTTTTGTCATCTTGTCCTAGCACAGCCTCTCTAATCCAACGATAAGTTATGCCTTGAGATTCAGCTGCTTTAATAGCTTCTTCTGGTAGCTCTAAAGCTGAAGGCATTTTCCAAACTTTTGGCCTGTCCTCTTTTGCTCTAGTGTCAGCACTTCTTGAAGTTCTAACATCCTTATCATCAACCACGTTCTCTTTTCCTTTTGTCATGATTTTTCTAGCCTCGCTTTTTGTATTGCGTAATCTTTAAATGACACTCCAAGCTTTTTAGCTAATGCTTGCTCGCTCGGTGTCAAAGCGATACGATTTTGTTTGCGTCCTGTCGATGTGTTGCGTGTGGCTGAAGCGACTGTCTGGACGGGTTTTTTGTCCGCTTCCACGTTAAACTTGTGAGGCAACTCGCGTTGTACCCTCTTATCAATCTCACTATAGTATGCATCTGAGTCTAAGTCAAAGCCTTCGTTCTCTAATTCTTTGTGAATTGCAAATGCAACAGAGGTTGCAACTTGGTCTTGTCCAAACCAGGGGTTCTTTTTAGCCCAATCACGAGACTTAGGTGATGGCTCATTATACTCTTCAATAGTTTCTTGAGGTTGTTGTTGAACTTGCGTTTGTTCTACATAAGCAGCTTCTTGTTGCTCATATTGTTTTTGCTGTTGCCTATATTGTTCAAGCCTTGCTTTATCTGATGTAGCCATAGTTAAAGCTTCAGTTGCGGTAGCTATTGCTTCTGCATCTTGAGCTTCACTGGCTTGTTTTAAAGCTTGTCTTGCTAAAGTTATTTGTGATTCAACTCGATTAGTAAATTCATCGCCATAACTTGATTGAAAGGATCTTTGTGATTGTCTTAATTGCTCGTTTTGATCTTTTAAATCTTTGGCATACTGAACAGCCATAAGTTCTCTTCTTTGAAACTCTTTGGCTTGAGCCACTGCTTTATTAATTCTATTTTGTGCAAGTGACGCTCTTTTTTCTACATCAGATAAATCTTTTGCTTTTTCCTCTACTTGAGGAGACGCTTCAAAATCTTCTTTGATTTCATCTTCAGTAACTGGAGATGCTTGTTCAGCTTTTTCGTCTAGGACAATATCAACTGAATCTTCCTGCACTTCGTCTTCAACTCTTTTGTGCTCTGGAACTGCTGCTTTTTCAATTTTTTCGTCTGTAATTTCTACATCAATGTTTGTTGCTTCTTCTGCCATGATTTACCTCTATAAAGATTTAATGTCGTCTGGGTTTAAAATTGTAGCAATCACTTCGTCATCATTAATAATGCGAACTTCGTGATCATCTTCTAATTTAAAACGAGTGCCAGCATATCTGCCAATAAGGATCCAATCTCCTTTTTGAGCCCATGCTTCGTTGCCAAATTTATTTTCATCTTGGTAGGCCAAAGGTCCAACCTTTAGCACATAGCATATAACTGTGGACAAAGCTTCTCTGTCTACAGTTTCTTTTATTAATTGAATGCCACCATCAGTTACTCCTTTGCCTTTATACGGCAATACCAATAAACGCCATCCTGATGGATCGGGCATTCTATCTAGTAGGGATTTTTTTAGTAGGGTGGGGTCTAAAACTTTAGTTTCAGAACTGACAAATGCTTTGTCTAATTCAGATTCAGTTTCATTTTTTTTTGCGACATCTTTACTCATCGTTATCTTCCATTTGCAGCGTTTCTTTTAAATCTTCTATAAGGGATCGAATCGCCGATAACTCTCCCATAAGATACTTGTAATCTTCCATCGATCTTACATTGCCCCCAGCAATGATGTCAACAGTGTTCTGTTCTCTTTTTCTTAAATTTTTAAATAAATATTCTGCTAAATTTACAGCATCCATAACTCTCTCCTGCCTGTGTTATTTTATCTTCCGGGCCCAAACATTCCTCTGTCTCTTAAATTTGGGTTTCCATAATCGTAATCTTCAAACATTTCTTCCATTTTAGGTGGAGGTGTGTATATTGGGGCTGGAGTTGCCAAAGCTTCTCTAATGCTTTTTTGCTGATTTTTAACAGCTCCCATTTTTTTAACAGCTCCCATTTCTGCAATCGCTCTGTCAAGACCTCGTTGATTAAATTCATGCATTGCGTTTCCTGCTGGTTGTTGAAAAATAGGTCCTGGTGCTGCTGGTATTTCATACAAACCACTAGACGCAGCAAATTTTGGTAAGTTAAATTTTGGTAATCCACTAAAATCTAAGTCTTCAAAATCTTCAAGATTAATGCCTGGAAAGAATCCATTAGGCTCCGGCATTGTAGGTGGGGGTGTAAATACTGGTTCGGGTGCCGGTGTGGGAGCAGAAGTGTTTGAATCTTGTTGTCCCAATGAAGCTAAATATTCGTCATACATTCTTCCCACAGTTCCAGAGCCAAATTCTCTGCCATCACTGGCAGTATACATATCCATTGTTCCTATTCCGCCACTATTAACCCAATCTTGATACTGTGGTGTTTGTTGAAACGCTAAAAAATTTGATTCATCTTCTTGAGGTGGCGGTGGTCGGTAGAGATATTCATTCGGAGTTGCATGCAACTCCGCATCAGTTGCATATACTGGAGGGCCACCCTCAATCCTTGTTAAATCAGGCACATAAGGCGCAGGATCTCCTACTCCTCCTGTTTGAGTTGGAGCTGGTTCTTGAACTGGAGGCGCTGGTGTAGGTGCAGGTGCAGGTGTTGTTTGTGCAGGAGGCGGCGGAGGCGTTGGATACATTCTATTAAATTGATCCCGAATTGGATCAGGTGTCACATTGGTAGGCATAAATGACTGAGTTGGTTGAGGTGGGGCTTGATAGCCTTCAGGCGTAAAATACGCAGGGCCACCCACTACAAGAGTGTTTGCTGATCTTGGAGGTGGTGGAGAAACAGGTCGTGGCCCATAACCATCCCCTCGCATCATTTGATCGTGAAGACCAGGAGGCGTAGTAGGTAAACTAATTCGATCGGCCATCTTGCTAGCAAATGCCGTAGAATTTAGTACCTCTTAAGGCAGCTCCACCACCACGGGAATGCCCTTGTCCATGTCTGCCAGGCTTACCGCCATTAGCAATCTTTTTAGGTTCTGAATATTTAACAGTACCTTGATCTTTAATGTTTACACTTGATTTAACGTTTTTTACTTTTTCCATTTTTTTTACCTTTATTTTTTCTTGCTACTTCAAGAGCAATTGCAATAGCAGTTTTTTGTTTTTTACCACTGCCCATTAATTCACTTATATTAGCAGATATTGTCTTCTTACTGCTACCTTTTTTTAGGGGCATTCTATTTTTTCTTCTTAACTACCTTGGCCTTAGTCTTAGAGACAGCTTTAGGTTTTGAAACTTTTTTTGCTTTTGATTTGCTTTCTTTAACAACTTTGGCAAGGACTTCATTCGCTTCCTTATCGGCTTCTTTTGCGATTTTGTCGATGTCGAGATTTGCATTCTCATTGATGATCGGTTGATTGCCATTGATTCTACGCTCCTCTTCTTCTTTTAATTGTTTTTTGTGCATTGCTGCCATTTCTTCTCTTATTGAACTCATTTGTTACCTCGCATGATATCCATTGCTTTAAATTGGTTTTGTTGTTCTATTCTTTCTCTTGCTATGTCATCTTTCATCTTAGCAATGTCTTGTTGAATAACCAAACGTTGTTCTGCTAATTTATTACTTTGCATAGCTTTCATAGCATCAAACTGTTGACGTTGTGCAAACTCTTCACGCTTGCGTTGTACATCATCAGCTTTGATGTCTAACTCTTTACCTCTTAGTTCTACTAAAGGATCAGGTTGTGGAGGGGGTGGCATGAAGATAGAATTTATTTGTTCCATCAACTGAGAGACAACTGCAGCCACGTCTCTTGCCACCGACTCTTGTAATTGTTGTTGATACTGCATGCCAACTTCTGGTGGCAATTGTTGTATCTGTTGCAAGGTTGCTTGGAACTCTGGGTTCTGAGCATTTTGCTGGTCAACAATTTCAGCAGCTCTAAATGAGACATGCTGATAAATATGTGCTTGTATTAAAGATAATACAACTGGGTTTGATTGTGCAGTAACAGTTCCATACAAAGATACATGAGAATTAATGTGCGAATCATGATCTTGGCCTTGGAAAGCTTGCGCTGGCATTCCAGCTATCAAACTTGCATTTTCACTTGCAGGGTCAATCGGTTGAGGTTGAGGGGGAGGTGGCAAAAGCTGTTCAATGTTTTGCACCCCCATTGAAGCATACATTCTTCTATAAGCTTCATGAATTCCAGTGGGCCCATGAATCTCAGGATTGCTTTGTACTGTTCTAAGAAGTTCTTGAGCCATGATGACTCTTTGACTCATAGAAAAAGTATTAGGATCTGAGACAGGCAATACATCTACCCTGTTATCAAAATCTAAAGCCTTAATGGTTTGATTGCCATTGGCTGTTGAATATGGATAAGCAGGTGGTAAATATTCGCCAAACACTTTGGATAAAATTTCAAACTCAATTCTTTGACTTGCATGCAGTCTTTTATGAATGGCACTCATAACACGAGTGCCACGTTCTAACAGAGCAACCGTTGTACCGACTGGCGCATTTTGGTTTCCATCACCCACTTGAATGTCTGCGATAGATGCGAAACGCCTCCCACTGTCGACCAAGATCCCTAGGAGAGAGAGAAGGGTTTGACTTGGCTCCTTAAAAGGTAACGGTACAAAAGCGTCTCGCAAACTACCGCCGGGTGCGTCCATGTCTCTGAACTCGCCGGGCTGTAAAGGCTGGTCGTCATTACGAATACGAATTCCTCTAGCTTTAAATCCAGCTGGTAAATTAGATAAAGTACCAGCGTCAATAAGCTGACGAAGAATTGAAGTTGAGGCTTTCGATAAGCCTCCAATCATGTGAGTCAAACCAAAGCCATAAAAACCTAGCCCTGGTAAAAACTTATAATGCACAAAGTAATTGGTACGCTGTTTCAGCTGATCATTTTCTTTGTAGTTTCTGCGAATAGATAAAACTTTGTTATTAGCAATGGTGACAATGTATGGCAATTTAATTCCAGTCTCTTCACCTTGGGCGTTCATATCTTCAAACCCTGGGATGTCTAGCTCTGTATGAATCTCATGCACTTTGCAAGTATCATCATCGCTGTAGCTTGGACTAACGCCTTGAAGCTCGTCTATCTCTTCTTGAATTTCATCTGTTTCATCTGCCATCATGCTTGCAGAATCTATTTTTACATCGCTGTAAAAACCAACTTGTTGTAATTTGCGTATGTCGTTCATTGACATGTTAATTACATGCGTGATTCTTGTAGCGCTGTGTAAGTCTGTTGCAGCATAAGGCACAATTAAATCTTCACTTGGAATAAATTTAGAGACTGCTCGTCCTAAGTTTTGATCGTAGTAAACTTTTCTAAAAGCTGAACCAGATAGAGGTAAATAAAATAACATTTGATCAGTTTCAGGATCATATTCTTTCATGACCTGCATAAGCTGATAATTCATAAACTCTTGCACACGAGCAGCTTGTTGTTCAGTTTCCGGGGTTGTCATGCCAAGCACCTGTGTTTTGACTGGGCCTTGCGATGGTAAGAGTTCGTTGTAAGCTTGCGCTTGGAATTGGGTAACACTTTCTGCAAGCAATGGATGCATAACACCCGAAGCTCCTTCAAAGGGAGCAGATCTTTCTTCATACTTCATGCCAAGATATTCAAGGCCATTGCGGTATGTTTTTTCCCAATCGCTACGAGATTCTTTATCAGCTTCAATGTTGCCCATCAGATCATTCTTTAAAGAATTAAGATCTGAATCATCTATAATTTCAGCAAGGTTTGTGTAAAAATCTGTGTTGTCCATAGGAGGTAATGGCGCACCAAACTCGATGCTACCATCTTCCATTTGCTCAAATGAATCTAGCTCTGGGTTAGACTCAGCAACATCGACTTCAATGTCCATCTCTTTGGATCTGTCGCGTACTTTAAGTTCTACCTGCTCGTCAAAGGTAATTGCTTTATCTGTGGTTGCCATTTATTTGCCTTCTTGTCTTGCTCTTCTTGAGTTAGAATTTCCAGGTTCAAGGTCTTTGTTTTTTTTATTATCAGATATGCTAGAAGCTGCTCCATATGCTGTTAAGGCAGCACCACTAGCGCCCAAAGTCTCTAGCGCAACATCTTTTACTGTTTTTGTTTTAGGAAGTTTCTTTTTAATTTTTGTTGTTACTTC